AATGGGAGTTCAAGGGCAACCTAAGAAAACATTAAAAGAAATAATAGCTGAAGAATATCGTAAATGTGCATTAGACCCCATTTACTTTATGAAGAAGTATTGTGTCATTCAGCACCCGGTGAGAGGAAAAATACCCTTTCACCTTTATTCTTTTCAGGAAGATTGTTTAACAGACTTCAAAGATAATCGTTTTAACATTATTCTTAAATCGCGCCAGTTGGGTCTATCGACCTTATCTGCAGGATTTATTTTGTGGAAGATGTTATTCAACCAAGATTATAATGCATTGGTAATCGCAACTAAAGTGACTGTAGCAAAGAACCTGGTGGAGAAGGTGAGAGTTATGCACGACTTACTTCCTGTTTGGTTAAGAGATGGTGGTAGTTCATCGGTAGAAGATAACAAACTTTCCCTTAAATTAAAAAATGGTTCTCAAGTAAAAGCAATCGCAAGTTCTCCAGATGCAGGTCGTTCGGAAGCCTTATCATTGTTAGTTGTGGATGAAGCTGCATTCATTAGAGATATTGATGAAATTTGGTTATCAGCACAATCAACCCTATCAACAGGTGGTTCGGCAATCGTATTATCTACTCCAAATGGTATAGGAAACTGGTTCCATAAAATGTGGGTAGATGGTGAAAGTGGACAAAATGGTTTTAATTGTATTAACTTACATTGGACTGTTCATCCTGAAAGAAATCAAATGTGGAGAGACGAACAAACTCGTATCTTAGGAATTAAAGGTTCTGCACAGGAATGTGATTGTGACTTTGTTGGTTCAGGAGATACTGTAATAGACCCAGCATTACTAACGTGGTACAGAGATACATATGTAATGGACCCGGTAGAAAAAACAGGATTTGATAGAAATTTATGGAAATGGGAATATCCAAATTATAATAAACAATATATGGTGGTTGCCGATGTCGCTAGAGGTGACGGAGCCGACTACTCAACTGCACAAGTTATAGACATCGAAGATAGCTCACAAGTTGCAGAATATAGAGGTATGGTAGAAACGAAAGATTTCGGTAATTTTCTTACATCATTAGCTACCGAATATAATAACGCACTTTTAGTAATTGAAAATTCAAATGTGGGATGGGCATGTATTCAACAAGTAATCGATAGACAATATCCAAATTTATTTTATATGTCTAATGATTTAAAATATGTCGATACCGAAAGACAAATGTCTAACAAATATTATAGAGATGAAAAGCAAATGGTAGCGGGATTTTCAACAACAGCAAAAACTCGTCCACTTATCATATCAGCATTGGATACATATATGAATAATAAAGATATTTTAATTCGTTCCGGTAGACTTATAGATGAAATGTTTACATTTATCTGGAATGGTGGTAGAGCAGAAGCTATGAAAGGATACAATGATGACCTTATTATGGCATTGGCAATTGGACTTTGGGTGCGTAATACGGCACTTCGTTTAAAGCAAGAAGGTATTGATTTAACCAAACAAATGTTAAACTCATCGCAAATAAATAAATACGATGGAGTATATTCTACCGGTTGGAATGTCAAAAACCCATACGAAATGGATTTAGGCAGAGGTGAAAAGGAAAATTTAAATTGGTTAATTGGATAAGTATATATTTATATAATGAAACTATTCTAAATGAACGAAGATTTAAATAAGTGGTTTAAAGAAAAATGGGTAAACATCGGAAAAAAAGTCGATGGCAAACATCCACCATGTGGAACTTCGGGAGAAAAGAAAGGTTATGCAAAATGCGTTCCTGCAGCAAAAGCAGCCGGAATGAGTAAAAAAGAAAAAGAAAGTGCAACTCAAAGAAAAAGAGCTGCACAAAATGATGCAGGTAGAGGTGGTAAAGATAGTGCAGGACAAGGTAAAACACCAATATATGTTTCAACAAAACCAAAAAATGAAACTATGAACATAGAAGAAAGAATAAATTTATTTTTAGAAAAGAATTGTCCAACGGACCCAGGTAAGTGGTCTGCAAGTAAATCAGCTGCAAAATCTAAATTTGATGTATATCCATCTGCATACGCAAACGGATGGGCAGCAAAAAACTATAAATCTAAAGGTGGTGGGTGGAAAACTTGTAGTGAAAATGTAGTAAGTGAAGTAACGGGTAGAGAAGCAAAAGAAATTGCTAGATTGACGGGTACACGTGATAGTATAGTACAAAAATTTATAGATGATTTTAATTTGAATGCTAAAAACCTTTTTAATTTTATAGCTAAAGGAAAAGAAAAAGCTAGAAAAGACTTCGCAACTGCAATGTCTGGCAGACCTGGTAATAAATATCAAGGTGATTTTGTAGGTATGTTTGGAGAAGGTGTAGTAAACGAAGATTGTTGGGATGGATATAAACAAGTTGGTGGTAAAATGAAAAATGGTAAAATGGTACCTAATTGTGTTCCTGTTAAAGAAGCGGCAGATGATGCAGCAATCAATCAACCAGGTGGATTTTTTGGTGATGATGGTGATAACAATAACATTGATGAATATGATATAGAGAATGAAACTGATATAAAAGAATTTGTTCAGTTTATGAGAGAATACACCAATCAATTAGCAGAAGCAAATTGTAATTGTGTATATGAAGCAGAATATCAGGGTAGAGAAGTATCTTTAGGAAAACCAACTAGAGGCGACGTTAAGAAATTCAAAGTATATGTAAAAAATCCTGCAGGCAATGTTGTTAAGGTAAACTTTGGACATGGTGGAACATCGGCAGCTGCCAAGGGTGAGAAAACAATGAAAATAAGAAAATCAAATCCAAAAGCAAGAAAATCTTTTAGAGCTAGACATAATTGTGCAAACCCAGGACCAAGAACAAAAGCAAGATATTGGAGTTGTAGAAAATGGTAAATTTGGAAAAGTGGAAAATTTTCCATATATTTAACAAAACACAATTATATAAAAATGGCAGATAAAACAATATTTAGTAGGTTACAAAAATTATTTTCAACTAATACAATAGTTAGAAAAACACCTAAAGGTATAAAGGTCGTTGATACGGATGAGTATCAAAATATGACTACAAATTTAGTAGACCGATATATGAAGATGCGAATGTCCTCATATGGTGGTGGTTTAGTGGAATCTTCACTAGCATACCAACAGGTTAGAATAGATTTATTTAGAGATTACGACTCAATGGATATGGACCCGATTATATCATCAGCATTAGATATATATTCGGATGAATGTACGGTTAAAAATGAACAAGATAGAGTATTAAAAATACATCATGAAGATGATGAGATAAAACAAATATTAGAAAACTTATTCTATGATATTCTTAATGTAGAATTTAACTTATGGCCATGGACAAGAAATTTAGTTAAATACGGAGATTTCTTTTTACAATTGGAAATAGCAGATGAATTGGGTATTGTAAATGTAATGCCACTATCTTGCTATGAAACTACAAGAATAGAAGGATTTGACCCACAAAATCCACAAAGAGTTAAATTTGTTTATGCACCATACCAAAACCCATTAGGTGGTATGTCGACAACTCCTAAAAAGGAATTAGAAAATTATGAAGTTGCACATTTTAGATTAAATGGTGATTCAAACTTCTTACCATATGGTAAATCTATGATTGAAGGTGCAAGAAGAGTTTGGAAACAAGTAACTTTAATGGAAGATGCTATGTTAATTCATAGAGTAATGAGAGCTCCTGAAAAGAGAATATTTAAAATTGATGTAGGTAATATTCCACCAAATGAAGTTGACCAGTACATGCAAAAAATTATCCAATCATCTAAGAAAGTTCCTTTTGTAGATGAAAAAACCGGAGAATATAATTTGAAGTTTAATATGATGAATATGACCGAAGATTATTATATGCCAGTAAGAGGTAATGATAATGGTACTTCAATTGATACTTTAAAAGGTTTAGAATATAATATGATTGATGACATTAACTATTTAAAGAATAAGTTAATGGCGGCATTAAAAATACCAAAAGCATTTTTAGGATATTCGGAAGATACAAATGGTAAAGCAACTCTTGCGGCAATGGATATTAGATTTGCAAAAACCATTGAAAGAATACAAAGAGTATTGATTTCAGAATTGACAAAAATTGCAATTATTCATTTATATACTCAAGGTATAGACGATGCAAGAATGGCACAATTTTCAATAGAATTAACCACTCCATCTAAAATTTACGAACAAGAGAAGGTTGAGTTATATACTGCAAAAGTTGGTTTGATTGCACAAATGCAACAAACAAAAATGTTTTCTAAAGAATGGATGTATCAAGCTATTATGGGAATGGCAATTGATGAACAAGATGAAATTACATTACAAGTATTGGAAGATACAAAACAAATGTTCCGTTTAACTTCAATTGAAACACAAGGTATCGACCCAGCAAAACCAACAGGAACAGATGAAACTACAAATGTAGAAGAAGAAATAACAAATATAAATACGGAATTAGAAGAAGATGGTAAGGTTGGTAGACCAAAAGATGCGGTTAGATATGGTAAAGATGACCATCCAGAAGGAAGAGACCCGTTGGGAATTAAAACTTTAAAACAAAAAGAAGATTCGGTAAAATATAAACCAAGAAATTCATATCAAGAAATATTTAAAGATATGAAAGGGAATAAAAAAACCATTTTAACAGAAGAATTTACTGAAAAAGTAATAAACCAATAGAAAAAACATATTTATATCAGAATAATTGTATAATTTAATGAAAAAAATAAAACATTCAAAGTTTAAAAATACTGGATTTATATTTGAGCTATTAGTAAGACAAATCACATCAGAAATCATGTCTTCAAATAAATCAATAGCTGAAAAAATATTAAAAGAACATTTTAATGCTAAACAAGAATTATCAAAAGAATTGAAATTATATCAATATCTTATAAATGAAAAATATAATTCCGAAGCAAAGGCTGAAAAGTTTATTGATACGATACTAGAAGCTCGTAAAAGATTAGATGAAAAAAAGCTTACAAAAGAAAAATATAATTTGATTAAAGAAATTAAAGAAACTTACAATTTAGATGAGTTTATTAAATCTTCTATTTCTAATTATAAAACATTAGCATCTATTTATAAAATATTTGAAACGATTGCAACGGATACTCAATATGACCCAACTGATATAGTTTCTTCTAGATTTACAATTACAGAAAATATTATTAATTCTTCTATTCAAAATAAAGATGTTAAGATTAAAGATGCTGTATTAGAAGAATATAGAAAACAAGACGAAGACTTACGAGCGGTATCTTATAAATTGTTGGTTGAATCTTTTAATAACAAATATAAAAATCTTACAAATGAACAAAAATCATTGTTAAGAGAATATATTAATAATATTAATAATACTGGTAAATTAATCGAATATGTTAGTAATGAGGTTACTAATTTAGTAAACTCTTTAAAAGAAGTAGGTTCTAAAATTAATGATAAAGTAACTCAAATTAAATTGGCTGAAACAATTTCGAATATTAAAAAAATTAAATCAGTAAAAAAAATTAAAGAACAACACTTATCAGCATTAATGATGACTTATGAGTTATTAAGTGAATTAAAACAATCCATTAAAAAATAAAATTATGAGTGTAAATTATAGAGCATATAACGCAAAATTGGTAACATCCGGTTCTGCTACGTTGATAGATAGAGTTTGGGGTATAATGCCTGTAACCGGTGTGACTGGTACAGTTACATTGGAAGGAAACACAACTATCTCATTAGCACATTTGACAGCAGGAGAACCATTTCCTTGCTATGTTAAGAGTATAACAGTAACCAATGGTGGTTCTGTTTATGTATTAGCTTAAATTAAACATATAATCAAATGACAGAAACATTAAAAACGGAACAACTTAATAAAATAAGAGAAATTATTCGTAAGATGGTGCGAGAAATGATGATTGACGAAATGAATGTAACCGGTAATGTAGATGGATATAATACTCCATTTGCATTTAGTGGTAAAGATGGTGAAAAGAAAAAAGGAAAAAAACAAGCAGACTTAACCGGATATAGTGTTGTTAATGAAAATCGTTGGTTAGAATTAAAACAAGATGAATCAACTGCACAATCTAAAATTGGTAGAGGTATATCTAACATCAATAAACAATTAAGAGAAATGGAAAGATTTCTTAATTGGTATGGTAAGATTAAGAATGAAAGTGGTGTTAGTAACAAATCTTATTGGAAAAGGACAAATAGTCATATTTATAGTATACAAGAGAGATTATTAAAATTAGACCAAAAAATCAGACAAATATCAGAATAATGAAATTAGAACAATTAAAACAAATCGTAAGAGAAGTGATGGAAGAATCTCATGATGATTATGAGAAATTTTTTAAACACATGCTTACTAAAACAGGCCATTCATTGAAAGACATGTCACCAAAGGCTAAAAGCAAATTTTTTATTGCAATCGATAAAGCATATAAAGCTAAGAACGAAGGTAAATTAAGAGGATATAACGAAGACTTACCTGGAAACCAAGATGTATTAGATGTAGATAAGGATGGTGAAATTGAAGCTTCTGATTTGGCAAAATTGAGAAACAAAAAATAATGAATAAAGGATTATTGATAGAAACTCACTTATTTGAAGCAAAACTTCAAAAAGAAGAAAATGGAACTTATTTAGTTAAGGGTATTCTACAAAGAGCAGGTGCTCCAAATCAAAATAATAGAAGATATCCAAAAGAAATCTTAGAAAGAGAGTGTAACAAATATCAACAACTTATTAAAGAACGTAGAGCATTGGGTGAATTAGACCATCCTGAGTCTCCGGTTATTAACTTAAAGAATGTATCACACAACATTAGAGAAATCTATTGGGAAGGTGATGATGTATGTGGAGTAGTAGAAATACTTTCAACACCATCAGGTAACATCTTAAAAGAATTATTAAAGAACAATATTCGTTTAGGTATTTCATCT